CCAACGACAGATACCTCTTCCATGCCACCAACTTTGTATTCCATAACGGCTGTAACCCAAGAACGGACTCTTGAAGAGTTCTCGACACGAATGTCAATCTCGCCCTCTTTAGTAAGTTTGACAGTAGAGCCAGTAATCTTGCGGGCTTCCTTCTTAAGAAACTTGACAATCTCAGCCATCTGTGATTCAACATCAGACTCGAAACCGTTAGCGTAAACCTCTTTGAGAGTGACCTCGGACATGTAAGAAAGACGCATCATGTTACCATGGAACTTAACATTGAAGCCATCCATCACTCGTTTATCAACAAGGGGGTCGCCCTCTTCTCTCTTTAGACCTGCCTTGATGGGTTCGCCATCTTCGGTTATTGCGCCGTCGTAGGCGTTTGCTGCGGCTTGTGATAAGCCCTGGACGATTTCGTAAACTGTAGCCATTGTAGTGTTCCTTTGAAATAAATAGTTGTTAGTCCTGTTTGGGTCTCCACCCTTTTTGCCAGCGCTCTTCTCTTCCTTCGACCCACTTGATATAACACTTGTAGCAGCAGTCAAACTTTACGAGCGATACGTCATCACGGGCAGAATGTGAGAAGGCACCACAAACAGGACAACCTGTCTTGGATTCTCTATTAAGTAGTTTTCTTGAAACCTTTATCCCATTTACTTCTACTTTATCGTTGGCTTCATCATTTTTCTTTTGTTTCTTGTAGAGATCTCGCATCTGTTCCAGATAAACTTTCTCTTTGTTCTCGTCCCATTCTGCTTTGGGATTCTGGATTGTCTCTTCGCCATACTTCTTGGCGATGGCTTGTTCTACTTTGACAATGTAGTCTGGGTCTTTGCTCATTTAGCCGCCTGCTGGATGCCGTAGTAAGTAGCGCCGCCAAGGACAACGCCGCCTGCGAACCAAAGCCACTTGCGGTGTGGTGCTTGTTTCTTGATGATTGCTTGTTGCTTTTCGATCACAAGGTCTTTTGACGCCACAATCTCGGCGTGTTGTTGGTCAAGCGTGACTATGCGTGCTTCAAGCAGTTCCTTATCAAGTTTACATTGAGAGGCTGCTTTGTCAAGTTGAAACTCTACTTCAAGATCGCACTTCAACTTTGCTTCCTCGTGCTTTGCCAATACTTCTGCGGCAGCAGGCACGCCAAGCAAAACGCCCTCAAACGGGGCGGGCTGGTCTTCTGCGACGACTGTAAAGTCTTCGGCGCTTGCGGTCGAGAGTAAAGCAAGCAACATTAGGCTATTCAACATATCTTAATCCGTAGGTCTCTTCAAAGCGCTGTATAATCAGAGCCTTGTCTTGTTTGAACTCTTTTATTATAA